CTCGCCTGTCAAACTGCTCTCTTGCCTCTATGTAGGACATTTCGCCCCTACCTTTACATAGGTATAGTATTTCTCTTGTGAAGTGCTTTTCGCCTAGTGATGCTACATCTGCATTTAGTCTGTCTGAACTACCATAGTAAGTCTTCCAGTCGCTTTCTTTGTAACCTCTACGCTTATTTTTTCTGCCTTTGAGTGGTGGTTTTGTGGTCTTAAATTTTGCTAATTTTTTGCCTACGTATTTTTGACCAGTTTTCTTGTTCGTTATTAGATAAACGAAGCCTTCGTACTCGTCTGGTATTGTTTTAATTTTTTTGCCTTTGTACGTCCACTCCATGTAAGTAATTATTAATTACTTTAATATTGTTAGACTAGTTCTGAGTTTTGCCTTTATGTTTCTCGTGTATTTCGTCCATTCGTTGCTTCGCCAAAACTCGCAACTGTCTTAATGCACGTCTTGCACTTGCATGAGTACGTACAGAATTACGTTTTTCAAACTTCTCGTTTTCGTCAAAGTACTCTAAGTACGCTTTGATTAATTTGTCATGAGTGTCATCTATCATTCTATTACTTCAACGTCATTCTCGTAACTTGTAAATCCATTTTCTTTTACAACTTTAAGAACGTTGTTGACTCTGCCAATTAGTTCGTCTTTGTGCGATATTAAGTAAATGTTTTTATCACGTTCTCTAGCCATCTTTTTAAGTACAGCAAGACTGTTTTCAACACCATTACTATCCATACCGCTATCAATAAGCTCGTCGATAAACAACAAGTTTACGTTTTGATATAAACTTTCCCAAACATCTCTAAACGCAAAACTCATACCAAGTATAAGTCTGTTACGTTCACCTCTTGACAAGTTATCAAAATCTAAATCTTGTCCTAATTGTGTAATTTCTACAGTTAGGTCATTTAAGAATGTAACACTATGCGGTAAGCCTAGTTTGTCAAGATAATATGTAAGTCTGTTGTTTAGATACGCTAAGTTTTGATCTATAATTTTCTTACGTATAAACGAATCTTTGTTTGTTAATAATTTAAGTAAAAACTCTTGGTGCTCTTTTAGAGAGGTAAGTGTGTTTACTTGTTCCCAATTAATTTCTTGTTTTGCACTATTTTCTAAATCGTCAATTTGTGCTTGATAAGGATCTTCTTCATCCTTTTTAGCTTCCCATGCCTGCTTTAAACCTTCGACATTTTGTCTATGTTCGTATGCTTCTTTAGACGTCTCGTAAAACGTATTAGGCTTGCCGTTGATGTCACCAATTTCATTTAGTGCTTCTGCAACTCCTGTAACCTTTTCTGCAATCTCTGATTGATATGAAATAGAGTCTTCAAGTTCTTTATTTTTACGTTCTGCAATTTCTGCTTTTTTATCATCAGGAAGGTCTTGTCCGCATGAGTGACATGTACCTTGATCTAAATTATCAGCGTCTTTTTTTGCTTTTTCTACAGATCTATCAGCACGTAATAGTGCAGGTTCTAATGTGCTTAATTCTTTTCTAAGAGCCAAAATAGCATTGTTATGCTCGGTCCAATTTGCTAGTTTTTCATGTGCTTCTAGTTCAGCATCGATGTCTAAGTGTTCAAATTCGTCGATTGCTTCTTTTAGTTTTACAACGTCTGTAGTGCGTTTGCCAAGCCATGCTTTTTGCTTACTTTGCAAACTTACAATAGTTTCGTCAATCTTTTCATTTGCTGTCTGCAATGCACTAATACGCATTGTTTCTTGACTTAGATCGTCCTTAGTAACTTTTATATCTTCTTTAAGAACATCTGCTTTTTCAGACAGTATTGTAATACCTAAAAGTTGTTCAATAATCGCTCTTTGATCGTTTACACGCATGCTTAGGAAGGGCTCTGTGTATGTGTTTAACGCAACAATGTGCTTAAACATATCATGGCTCATTCCTAAAAGTATATCAATCGATTGTTGTGTTTTACGACTATCGCCTTGACTTTCATCTATGTCGACTTGTTCTTCATTGTTAATGTAGAACTTTAATATATTTGGAGATCTACCACGTTCAATACGATATTGGAGATTGTCTTTCTCAAAAGAAAGAGTAACTAACATACCTTTAGAATTGGTTTTGTTAATTAAGTTATTTTTCCTAATATTAGTTAGTGCTGTTCCGTAGAGTGCATAACTTAGTGCATTGATAATTGTAGTTTTACCAGTACCATTTCGCGAGCCTGAGTCGTCACCTCCTTGATCTAAGTTTTCGCCGAGTACTAGTGTTAGTTGTTGTTTGTCGAAATCTACCGCTTGGGTTTGATTCCCAACACTCATAAAATTTCTTACTGTAAGGTCTTTAATTTTAATCATGTGCCAACCCGTTATAAATCTCCAAAAGTTTTACCTTATCAAATGAATCTGTATCAAGCTCTGATATTTCACCTGCAACAATTTGATCAACACTAACAAATGTGCTAATGTCTAAGTCTGTTGTAATTTCCTCAATTTGTGATTGCGGAATAAGTGTAATCTCACGACACCTGTATTGATTAATAAATGTTTCTTTAATAAAACTTGCTTCTTCATAACTTATGTCGATATCAAGTTCTACACGCAGATACATTTTGCTTTTGATAAGAGTGTCTTGTTCATCAATTAGTTTTGATAATTTTACAGTCCTATACTTAGGACAATCTGGCCAATTAATGTATTCTGGTTCCTTGTCATTTTCTCTATCAAGAATCATCATACCACGTTCGTCATCCCATGCATCAGCATAGTTATGAGGAAACGCATTACCTATATAATGTATTTTTCCTTGTGTTTGTCTTTTGTGAAAATGTCCACTAAACACATAGTCTTGATTTGCAAAATGTTGTTTGTTAAGATCGCCACCGTGATCGGGCATCTTAACCATTGCATTCATATAAAAACTAGGAAGTTCAAAGTGACCAAACATATACTTGGATTTACACTTTTGTATTTTCTTCCATTCATCTCCAACTAGCCATGGTACAAGGCAAACATCTTCTTCTACTAGCATTTCGTCTACAAATGTAATGCCAGGAATATGTTTTGCAAATGCTGTTGAATTTACATCTCTCTTGTCTTTATAATATAAATCGTGGTTACCGTCAAAAAAGTAAAACTTTTCAAATGCATTACCTAACTTTTCCATAGACCGTATAGTTGCGTCCATAGTTGTAAGGTTAAGGCTATTTCTATTGTGGTGCCAATCACCACAGAATATACCTGTTTCACAGTTATTCTTCTTTGCTTCTTCGATATACCAGTCTATAAATTCTTCACAATCATCGTTATGAATACGTGAATTACTTTTTAGACCAAAATGGATATCAGTAAAGACAGCGGCTTTCTTAAACAAAGTCAGTCCTCCATTAGGCTTCTATGTTAGTATTGTACATACAAATCTAACTGTTGTCAACCGGTTTCTTTTCTTTATGGACAGAAAAGCTGGCTGCCTCGTTACGTTTTACAGCTGCTTCCCACTCACCTTGTGCTTGTCTTGTGTAAGAAGGATTAAGATCATTCATCTCTAAAATGTCATCTCTAATGTTTTGATTACGTTTTTCAATGTTAATAACACGTACAAAACTGTTAGTTACAGCCGCCGTGTAGTAAGCAAAAGGATTGTTTGATTTTGACTCGTCAAATTGTAGTCCAATCTGTGCTAACTGAAGTATTGCTTGTCCCTTCATTTCATCGTTATAAGTGTAACCGCGTACATTACCGCGTGTAGCATATCTATCAACTAACTTCAACCACATAGTAGCAAGTGTGTTTGTTGCTTTGCCGTGTGTCTTGTCAAAGTGTCCGTTGTCCATGCCACCAACCCAATGACTTTTACCAACTAAAATAATCTCACCTTCGTCATTAAATTTGTAATGATGAAATGGCGGAAAGTTAAGTTTAGTTTTAGTGTCTGCTATAGTTTTAGGATTTTTCTTACGCCCTGGTTCTTCTGGAATATGATCAAATGTCATAACACGGAAGATTAGTTCTTCTTTTGTTATCTTTTTCCAATCAACCTCACACTCAGCTTGTTTGACCTTTTCGCCGGCCATTTTACGTCTCTCATATTCAGCTGAACTGAGTCTTTTTGCTTTTGCTCGTTTTGCTTCTGCAATTGTCAGTCTATTAATTTTAGCTACATCTAACAGTATCAAATCGTACTGATGATACGTAGATTCCACATAACTATTAAAAGTGTTCTTAGATTTATGGATTTCTGACAATATGTCTTTGTTATTAAGGTAATTACGTTTTCTCAATGATATTCTCCAAGTTAATTAACACTATTATAAACTACATACTTAATTATGTCAACTAAATAATGTATATAGGAGATGTGAAATGGCAACCAATCCATTAGAGAGTGCAGTAGGTAAAGCTGTAAAGACACAAGCAAACAAAGCGCAACAGGCTGCAGAACAAGGTGCAGAAGCATCAATATCAAAATTTATAGGCGATTCGCTTAACTCAGGTATTGGCTTTATAGATAGTACAATTAAAAATGTAGCATCAAATGTGTTTAGTGCAGCAGGTTTTGCTAAACTAGCAAGAAGTATAAATTTACCAAAAGGTGACAAAGGAAAGGTTAAATCCAACGTTGCCTCTAGTTTTAAGTCAACAGCAAAAGATGCTGATTGGCGTGTAAAATTAAGTTTACCAAAAGCACCAGACGTAGCAAATGCAACTTTGCTTGGACCTTTAGCTGCAACTAACGGATTATGTTTTCCAATAACTCCTACAATTATTGTAAGTCACAGCGCAAACTATAATACATTGCAACCTGTGCATACAAATTACCCATTTCAAATTTATGAAAATAGTTCTGCAGATGACATTGTTATTACAGGTGAATTTCCTGTAGAAAATCCAGAAGAAGGAAAATACTGGATTGCTTGTATTCACTATTTAAGAACTGTAACAAAAATGTTTTACGGTGCAGATTCAGAAAATGCAGGCGCACCACCGCCAGTAGTAAGATTAAACGGCTATGGTGATTATATTTTTAATAATGTGCCTGTTGTTATTTCAAACTTTACAGTTGACTTGCCAGCAGACGTAGACTATATTGCTTGCGGACTTACAGACGAAGAAAAAGGGTCTACAAGTTGGGCACCTACAAATTCTCAAATTAGTATTACGCTCAAACCTACATTTTCAAGAAGAAGAACAAGTGAATTTAATTTACAAAATTTTGTTAATGGTGATTATCTTGGTAGCGACGAGGGCTTTATCTAATGGCAAATTATAAATCATCAAGTCCTTGGCATAAAACACAGTACACTAGAACAGGTGCTCTAGATATACTTAGAATACGTCCTATTCCTTCGTCATCAGACGATGCACAATATACTATTGAAACACAATATACTCATAGACCGGATTTATTAGCATATGACCTTTATGGCACTCCTAAACTATGGTGGGTGTTTGCACAAAGAAATATTAATATTATTAAAGATCCTGTTTTTGATATGGTTGCAGGAACAACAATATTTTTACCAAACGCAGATAAACTAAAAAGTTCTTTAGGAATATAAATGATCGATCCAAAAAAGATTATTCAAAACAAAGCGCAGACACTTGCTAACAATTTTAGCGACCCGCTAGAAAATATAAATGCAACTGAAGTTTTTGGTGACATGAAAAATGTTACGAGCCAAGTGTTTGATGCGTCTAGTTCGATGTCTGTTTTATCTGATCCGTTTTCAAAGATAGATGTGCCTGGACTTGCAACTAATCTTGAAAGTCTAGGACAAAAAATTCCAGCACTTGCAGACGTTGAAGATCCGTCAGCTATTTTTCCTCCTGGACTAAACGCTTTTGCTAATGGCTTCGGCGGCGCCGCAGCGAGCAAAGCAGAAGCATTAGTAGAACAAGTCATACCAGCAGTAAAAGGAATGAATGTAGGCGAGATTAACAGTGCTGTAACTGATGCACTTGACTCTGTTAGCAATGGCATTGTAAATGCTATAGAAGAAGAAGTTGAAAAGTTTCAAGAAAAACATAAAGATACAGTTAGAGGAGAAAAAAGTTCTCCTGAACCAGAACCTAAAGCGCCTGGTGTAACACTAAAAAATCCGTTAAGGTCATTTAATAGTTATAATGCTATTTTTAGTTTAGGTGTACTAACAGCAGACAGTGCAAATAATCCTAGTCAAACATATATTACAAACGGTGCAGACTTTACAATTTTACGTAGCGGCGGCGGAGGCATCGATGATAAACGTATACAATCAATTTACGATACTGTTGGAAACGAAGGCGGAAACACAGAGTATTTTATAGACGATTTTGACATGAGTGCTGTTGTTGCTTCTAACACTAAAACAGGCGCAACACAAGCAATTAATTTTAGTTTTACAGTAAAAGAACCTTATTCAATGGGTGTATTTTTACAAGCATTACAAGCAGGTGCATTTGATGCAGGATTTGAAAACTACTTACAAGCACCGTATTTGTTAGAATTAGATTTTGTTGGATGGGACGACGATGGCGGCAAGCCAATAGCATACAGTAATAGAAAACTTCCATTCAAACTAACATCAATTGAATTTGATGTAGAGTCTGGCGGAAGTACATATCAAGTACAATGTATACCGTGGAACGAACAATCATTTTCTCAAGATGTACAAGAGTTACAAGACACGATTAGTATAACTGGTAGAGATATGGTTGAAATACTATCAATCGGTGAACAAAGTTTATCTACAGTTATTAATGAAAAATTACAACACATTGCAAACGAGTCATGTCAGCCAGCAACTGATTTTTATCTTGTTAGATTTCCAACAACACGAGAAGGAGATATATCAGTAGGTACCTTGAGAGATGCAGAATTTACTAATAAAGCAACAGTATCAGATAGTGAAGCAAAGTCATCACGTAAAGGTGACCAAGCAGCAGAAACTACTGATGAAGATGGAGTTACATCGTTTTTCAAACGTCTAGGAGTAGACACAAGTAGTAGTGCATTATTAGAATCTTTAAAAGCAGGCTCTATTCAGGATCTTAACAAAATAGGTGCAAGCCGAATGGTAACAGACTTTCAAGAAGGCGGCGACAATCCTTTTGGATTAGGTCTTTATGCATACGATAAAGAAGCAAATATTTACAAACGTAATGGTGTAGAACTTACAATGAGTGATGAATTAAGAACATTTAAGTTTACACAGGGAACACCAATTACAAAAGTTATTGAAGAACTTTTACTTGTAAGTGAATACGGTAGAACGGCACTTAATAGAGTAGACAATAAAGGCGAAATTGAATGGTTTAGAATTGAGTCAAAATGCTATATTATAGATGATAGAGCATACGAAAATGCAACTGGTGAAACACCAAAAGTTTACGTTTATGATGTTGTACCTTACAAAGTAGATGCTAGTAGATTTAGTGCGCCTAACCAAGCAAATTCAGGACTAATAGAAAAAGCAAAACATACTGTAAAAACATACAATTACATTTATAGTGGCCAAAACGAAGATGTACTAGGGTTTGATATAAAATTTAATGCGGCATTCTTCCAAGCAATAAGAATGGACATGGGTCAGCTCTCTGCAAGTGATGTAGTTAACGACAGAGAAAAAAATGTAACTACACCAAGACACCCAACACTTGGTCCACCTAGAGACGGAACTGGAATACCTGAAGGTAGGACTAGGTCAGTAATGAAAACTGGTAATTTTAATGGCGGTAGTTACAATAAACAATACGGCGAAGAACTTGCTAAGATGTTTCACAATTCTCTTATAAACAGTAAAGTTGATTTGATTACAGCAGAGTTAGAAATTTGGGGAGATCCGTATTTTATACCTGATAGCGGAATAGGTAATTATACTTCACCTAGAGGCGGTTCAAAAAATATTACAGCAGGCGGCGCTATTGACCATCAACGTAATGAAATAGATGTTGTTATGAATTTCAGAACACCAGTAGATTACAATCAAGATGGCACAATGCTATTTCCAGGAGCAACTGTTTCTGTAGATAGCTTTAGCGGCGTATATCAAGTTATAACTGTTAACAGCAAAATAAGCGGAAATAAATTTACACAAACTTTAGAATTAGTAAGACGTAGAAATCAAAGCACAGAAGGAATAAGCGAAGCAAAAGCACTTATTGAAAAGCCAGGTTGTCCGGGTCTTAATCCACACCCAGGCTGGGACGGAAATGTAATAGGTAGCGACCCTCAAGAAAATACTATGAATCAAAACGAAGTTGTAGAATCATATGGGTCTAATGGTGAGCTTGCAACAATACGTTCTAAAAATGGTAAAACTACTCAAGTAGCAAAAGTTTACGCAGAAAACTTTCAAGCTCTTATAGATGAGTTAGAAAATGATTTAGGATACGAAGTGCGTACACTAGGCGGATATGTTCAACGAACATCTAGAGGAAGCGCCAGCCCAAGTTATCATGCAAGTGGATTGGCAATAGATATTAATGCTGCAGAAAATCCTATGGTTAGACCAAGACCTGAAGACGGCCCAGAACCAACAGATATGCCAGATGGCGGCACAGGAAGTGCAATTAGTGCATTAGCTGCGAAACATGGTTTAGGCTGGGGCGGCGATTGGGAAAGTGCAACAGATGCTATGCATTTTAGTGCTGCGGTATCTGAAGGCGGAGAATTAGATTGGCCTAGAAACGGTTTGGTTCCTGGTGGTAATCCGCCAGCACCTAAAGAAGAAAGTACTAGCACAGACGCTCCAAGGGCGCCTGATCAGATATCTGGGACTTCTGATACTACTGATGAAACTGGCGGCGTTGCAAACGTTCGACCTAAGCCTTCTGGGCAAAGTGGAAGACAGTGGATAAGACAGTATGGAGCAACTCATAATCCAGATGGTACACCGAAACAAAGTTATGTTGACAGTGCTATTAGACGTGTAAGCGGAACTACTTCTTTGACAGCATCAGAGTATGCGGCGTATCAGCAAAACTTCCAATCAAGTGCATTTAGTGAATCAACTCTTAGACCATATTTCCCAACAGAAGCACGTGATGATTTATATGATGTACAAGCAGGAGATAAAATTAGAGCTATTGCTAATTTTTATACAAACCAGGGTGTAGAAACAACTTCACCTGTAACTAGAACACAGTCCGGTATCACTTATAACGAGTTCGGAGATCCGGTATATACTGGTAACAACGGCACAACAGCAATATAGGAAACCTATGGCACAAAGTAAAAGATCTAACCTTAAAAAATTAGAAAATATCGGCACAGGTCCGTATGAAGCCATAGTGGTTAGTAATCTTGACACTACTTATATGGGGTCATTAAAAGTTGATGTTTTAAAATCTAACACAGCAGGTAGTGTGCCAGAGCGTTTAGGTACTACAATCGAGGTTAGATATTTGTCACCATTTTACGGTGTTACAAATATAAGTCATGCTACAGCAAATGACGGTTATGCAAGTTCGCAAAAAAGTTATGGTATGTGGTTTGTACCGCCAGATGTTGGTGCAAGGGTAATGGTTATTTTTGCAGAAGGCGATGTATCACAAGGATTTTGGATAGGTTGCGTTCAAGACAAATTTATGAACTTTATGATTCCTGATGGTAGAGCATCTACAGAACTTACAACACCAGGAACTCCGGATAATATACAAGGGTTAAAATTGCCTGTTGCAGAATACAACAAAAGAGTTGAAAGCGGCACTGGTAGAGATCAAACTAGATATGCAAAACCCTACAACAAAGATTTTACTCAATCACTAGAAATACAAGGATTAATTAGAGACGAAAATAGAGGTACAACTACTTCAAGTGCTAGGCGTGAAATTCCTAGTTCTGTATTTGGTATTAGTACACCAGGACCAATAGACAAACGACCAGGTGCACCAAAAGGATTAGTTGGCGAGTCAGGATTAAAACATTCAAAATTTGTTAACAGACTTGGCGGCTCGAGCATAGTAATGGATGACGGTGATGATAAACTATTAAGAGTTTCTCATGCATCAGCAGGACCTCCTACATATGCAAATGTAGAAGCAGAAGAACTTTATGGCAATCCAACTATTCCGCATAACGAATTAACAAGAATACGAACACGTACAGGGCATCAAATATTGATGCACAATTCGGAAGATTTTGTTTACATTGCTAATAGTAGAGGAACAGCATGGGTTGAACTTACCAGTGATGGCAAAATTGATGTTTACGGAACTGACAGTATTTCAATTCATAGTGATGCAGATATAAACTTAACAGCAGATAGAGATGTTAACATTGAGGGTGGTAGAAATGTTAATGTTAGAGCAAGTGCTAGATTTGATGGCTTTGCTGGCAACGGTACAGGCAACGTTTCTATTGAAAGTGCAACTGATACTAAAATGTTAGCAGAAGCAAACTTCTTAACAAATGTTAAAGGATACCAAGAAACTAAAGTTACAGGATACCAAAAAACGTTAGTAGAAGGTGATATACATCATCATACAAATACAAATTTATACATACTAGCAGATGCAGAAGGACATATAAAAGCTGGAACAAACATGCTTATTAATTCTGTAGAAACTCTAAACTTAGTAGGAAAAGCATCATACTTAACAGCAACAGAAGGCAAAATTAATATCAATGCTACAGGCGGCAACGTTGATATTGATGGCGCATCGGATATTAATTTAAACAGTGGTTCTTCAACAGCAGGCACAGAAGCTACAGACTCCGAAGACGCTGTAGACTTTACATATTTGCCAAAGTGGACAGTGCCAAAAACATCTCCAGGTACAGATATTGCATCAGACATAAGCACGTTTGTAAAAAGAATGCCAAGTCACGAACCGTATGCACACCACGAAAATTTAGATCCTATTATGTACAAGTCTATTAGGACAGATATTACAGAACCAACTAGTTTAGCAGATGGCGTATTACAAAGTAGTCCAGACACATTTAGAAAAAGTTTTGCTGGCGGAACAGCACAAGAGTCAGCAAGTGGCGCAGGGCCAACACCTGGTACAAGCGGAGTACAATCAGTAACAAGCGATGGTGGTGGAAAAGCACCACAGCAACGTTTTACAACAGTTGGACCAGACGGAAATATATTAGATATTATTGGCGAAGCTGAAGGCGCAGGATACAATACAGTATTTGGCGGAAGCAGAGTAAAACCTAGAGACTATTTTGGTAAAGATTTAACTCAACTTACAATTGATGAAGTTATTGAATGGCAAACGGAGTCAATAAGTCGAGGCTCAGCAAGCTCAGCTGCAGGTAAGTATCAGATTATTAAGAAAACACTTATAGACTTAGTAGATGGCAAAGGTGCTGCCTCGAGAACAGATAAATTTAACCAAGTAACACAAGACAAATTATGTAGGAAACTTCTACAAAGTAGAGGAATAGACGAATACTTAGCAGGCTCTAAATCAGAGCAAGCATTTTGTAGATCATTGGCACAAGAATGGGCTAGTTTGCCAGTTACATATAGGCAGCCAGGTCAAAAACGAACAGTTAATCCTGGGGAAAGTTACTACGCCGGAGACGGCCTAAACAAGTCAAGAATTGCTCCAGCAAACTTTATTGCTTCTGTTAGAAATATTAAAGAAACTGGTTATACGTAGAGGGTAAATATAACATAATGAGTACTTTAGAAAAAAACATATACAAAAGGGTTAGCGTAGGCAGTTCTAAACAGCCTAGTAAGCCTGCCTCTAGCGCGGCTTATAGGTCTATAAGCACAGTTAATCCTGCAAACGAAGGATATAGACTATATGATCTTGCTGTTATTAAGCAAGACATTATTAACCATTTTCATATTAGACAGGGTGAAAAACTTGAAAATCCTGAATTTGGCACAATTATTTGGGACGTATTATTTGACCCATTAACAGAACAACTTAAAAGTGCTATCATAGAAAATGTAGAAGCTATTATTAATTACGATCCCCGTGTTGTTGTTGATAATGTTATTGTTGATACTTATGAAAGCGGTATACAAATCGAATGTACTCTTATATATTTAAACTACAGCATTGCTGAAGCCATGACATTACAATTTGATAGAGACGCCGGCTTACTTGCTTAAAAATAAAATACGTACATAACTGTTATGAATAAATACGTTATAAGAGGAAATTAGATGTCAGCTACGGATAGACAAAATAAATTATTAGTTGCAGAGGATTGGAAAAAAGTATACCAATCTTTCCGCAATGCAGACTTTCAAAGTTACGACTTTGATAATTTAAGACGAACAATGATAGAATACCTTAGGACTAATTATCCTGAGGATTTCAACGATTATATTGAATCAAGTGAATATCTTGCACTAATTGATTTAGTTGCATTTCTTGGACAAAACTTGTCCTTTAGGATTGACCTTAACGCAAGAGAAAATTTCCTCGAACTTGCAGAAAGACGTGAATCTGTACTAAGACTAGCAAGATTACTAAATTATAATCCTCGCAGAAATCAAACAGCAAACGGCTTGTTAAAGTTTACAGCAGTTAGTACAACAGAAGATTTATTAGATTCAAATGGTACAAATTTATCAGGACAAACTATCCAATGGAATGATAGTACAAATGCTAACTGGTATGAACAGTTTATTAAAGTACTTAATACAGCACTACCTGTAAATGGTGTGTTTGGTAAGCCAAACAAAAGTGAAACTGTATCAGGTATATCTACAGACCAATACAGACTTAACGGTGTAAACACAGATGTGCCTGTATATGGATTTGAAAAACCTGTTGAAGGAAAAACTACTCCGTTTGAAGTTGTATCTACTGATATTCAAGACGGAAGTTTAGTTGAAGAAGCACCGGTTCCGGGAAACAACTTTGCATTTATGTATAGAAATGACACACAAGGACCTGGTAGCAGTAACACAGGATTTTTTGCACACTTCCGTCAAGGTAGATTAGAAAGTGGACAATTTAATGTAGCACAGCCTACACCAAATTCAACAGTATCAATAGACACTCAAAACATAAATGATTCAGATGTATGGTTATTTGGTCTAGATGGTAATAACAATGAATCTGATCTATGGACTAAACTTGATGCTGTAGAAGGAAACAATGTAATCTACAATAGCATTAATAAAAAAATAAGAAATATTTACAGTGTACTAACAAGAGTTGATGACAGAATTAATTTAGCTTTCTCAGATGGTGTATTTGGTAATTTACCAAAAGGAAACTTTAAAGCATATTATAGAACGAGTGAAAATAGAAACATGGTTATTACACCGGGTGCTATAAACAATATTGCTATTAATTTCCGTTACCTAAGTAAAAAAGGTAGAGTACAAACGCTTACCCTTACAATGGGTTTACAAACAACTGTATCAAATAGTTCAAGAAGCGAAAGCAATCAAAGTATTAAACAAAACGCTCCGGCAACATACTATACTCAAAACAGAATGGTTACAGGCGAAGATTATAATGTTGCACCGTTAGGAGTTAGCCAAGAAATTGTAAAAGTAAAAAGTGTAAACAGAACATCAAGTGGTATTTCAAGATACTTTGACTTGATCGATTCAACTGGAAAATATAGTAATACTAACTTATATGGTAACGATGGTGTTCTGTATAAAGAGTATGTAACAAATAAATCTAGTTTTAATTTTACTACACAAACAGATATTGAAGGCATCATTATAAACAATATTGAGCCTATTCTAGCAGATCAAAAAGTTAAACATTATTATCTAGATAAGTTTCCAAAAATTAATACATTTGATTTAAACGTATTTTGGAATGTTGTAAGTGAAGACACAAATACATTTACAGGAAATTTCCAATCAACAGACGGAACTGGATATAATGTTGGCACATTTACAACAAACAGTTTAAAATATATCGAAGCAGGTACGGCAGTTAAATTCCAAGCACCTGAAGGCTTCCACTTTATGCAAGATGGTTCGCTTATGGCAGGCGCCGCAGATCATCCAGGAAGTTCAATATACAAGTGGACAAAGGTTGTAGCGGTTGCAGGCAACGGGCTAACAGTAGGGTTGTCGGATACACAAGGTGCTATTGCATTAGCAGACAAAATACCAAGCCTATGTAGACTTATACAAATTCGTCCTAAACTAGCAAGTAGTCTTATAGATGATGTAAAAGTAGAAATTATTGATCAGACTTTTGCATACAATGACTTTGGTTTACGTTATGATGATGTTAACAGAGTTTGGAGATTAATTAAAGCAAGTGATCTTGATAAGAGGAGTAATTTTAGTACAGGGTTTGCAGGCAATGTAAGTAACGGAAATCTTGATGCAAGTTGGTTGTTGTTATTTGAAACAAACGGCGAAACATACAAAGTAACTTACAGAGGTTTAAGATACGTATTTGAAAGTGATAGAGAAATTAAATTCTACTACGACAGTGGTGATAAAATTTATGATTCACAAACCGGTAAAACAATTAAAGACAAAGTAAGTATTTTAAGTATTAATACACAGCCTGACAGCACAGCGCCATTTACAGATAATTTTGATTTTGATATCTTAGAGTCTTATAGAGATAAAGAAGGGTACGTAGATACTAAAAAGATAGAAATAACTTTTGCTGATAAAGATGCAGATGGTATTATTGACGACCCTGAACTATTTTTACATATTGTTGATGAAGCCACAGCACCATTAACAAAACTTATTATACACGAAAAATATTTTACAGAAGCAGGTGTTGAAGATTTTAGATATATTGATGCTTCTAATATACAAATTTTAGAATCGCAAACAGCAATACAACCGTTAAGCACATATACAAATGGACAATTATTTTACTTTAGAGATGCAGACGTATTTAAAAAGTTAAATGCAACAACACTTGAATTAGAAACTAACAGTGACTACAAAGCGTTTGTTGGTAGAGACAAGTTAAAGTTCCATTATGTGCATGTTGCAGATACTAACAACAGAATAGATCCAAGTGCAAGTAATATAATTGATACATATATGCTTACAAAAACATATGACAGAAATTATAGACTTTATTTAGATGGACAACTTACACAAAAACCGTTACCACCAAGTTCAGATGAACTGTTTAGGTCCTACGGTGTTGAGCTTAATAAAATAAAATCTATTAGTGACGAAGTTGTTTACCATCCTGTGAAATACAAAGAATTATTTGGTAGTGCTGCAAAGTCAGATTTGCAAGCAACATTTAAATTAGTAAAAAATCCAGGTGTTGTACTAAACGATAATGATATTAAAACAAGATGCATTGAAGCAATTAACCAATATTTTGCTTTAGAAAATTGGGACTTTGGAGATACTTTTTACTTCCAAGAATTAGCAACTTATATTATGAACAGAATTGCTCCTGACTTAGTGAGTGTAGTAATTGTTCCAAATCAAATTACACAAGGGTTTGGAAGTTTGTTTGAAATAAGAAGCGAAGTTGATGAAATTTTTATTAATAGTGCAACTGTTGCAAATATTGAAATAATAGATCAAATTACAGCAACTAGATTAAACGCATCAAGTAACGTTGTTACTTCAAGCGAAACAACAAATACTGGTATAACAAGCTCTGCTTCGTTTACTAGTTCAAACAGTTCAAACAGTTCAAACAGCAATAGCTCAAACAACAGCGGATCAAATAGTGGAGGAAGTTACTACTAATGTCTTACGATAACGATCAGACAGACGCACCTTTGCCAGCAGGCGGAAAAGGCGATAGAAAGAGTGTAGATTTACTTCCTAAGTATTTTAGAACACAAGCAAATAAGAAAATACTTTCGAGTACAATAGACCAACTTGTACAACCTGGCACAGCAGAAAAAATAAACGGTTACATGGGCCGCAAAAATGCAAAAGCATTTAAGGCCGGTGACACGTATATTGCTGACGTTACACAACAAAGACAAGATAGACAGTTAGAACCTGCTACTGTATCTGTAGACGATTTAGGCAATGTAAACTTTTTTGCAGATTACGCTGATTATGTTAACCAAGTTAAAAACTTTTCAGGTAACAACGAAGATCAAAGCAGATTAAACAGTCAAGAATATTATGCATGGAATCCAAATATAGACTGGGACAAGTTTACAAATTTCCGTGAATATTATTGGTTACCAAACGGTCCACAAACTGTATCAGTGTTTGGAAAAAGTTTAGAAGAAGCAAGCACATATACAGTTACTACAGAAGATCAAGGTGATAACGTAGTATACAAATTTTCTCCTCCGGGGTTTGAACCAAATCCTGCACTTACTTTATATAGAGGACAAACATATACATTTGAAATAGACACACCAGGACATCCGTTTTCATTCTCAACTGATAGACGTTTTGCAGACGCACCGTTTACACTTGAAAAACAAGATGACGGTAGTTATAAAGTTATATCAGGAAGTGCAGACAATGTGTCAAGCCTTTATGTACAAGGACTTACAGCAATAGATTTAGAGGGTAATGAAATTGATCCTGTAAATGTTGAAAAAGGTAGAATTACTTTTACTATACCATTTGAAGCACCAGAGCAATTATATTACACAAGTGGTAGTGACATTAACACAAGTGGCTATATTAAAGTTTTTGATATTATTGAAAACACACAAATTGATGTAAGCGATATCATAGGTAAGAAAAACTACACAAGTTCAAACAAAGTACAATTTACTAATGGACTTAAAGTAAAATTTGCTGGTAAAGTAACTCCGGAAATATATGCTAACGATGAGTGGTATGTTGAAGGTGTTGGTACTGATATTAGATTAGTTAAAGAAAGTGATTTAGTTATACCTGCAAGTTATGTAGGTGACAAATTAGTTCCATTTGATAGCGAAGGTTTTGACAGATTGCCGTTTGGTAATGCTAGTGCGTTTGCAGGAACAAAAGATTATGTTGTTATTAACAGATCAAGTGTTGACAGAAATGCTTGGACACGTTACAATAAATGGTTTCACAAAGATGTAATTGAAAAGTCTGCAGAATACAACAACGAAGTAGCAAGCATTGATCAAAGTGGCAGAGCATCAAGGCCAATTATTGAATTTAACGCAGGACTAAAATTATTTAATTTTGGTACTCAAGCAAAAGACGATGTAGACTTAATTGATTACAAAACTACTGATGCATTTAGTACCGTAGAAGGCGGCACTGGATACAATGTAGACAACACAAATCTTGCAGACGGTATGCGTGTTATCTTTAATGCTGATACTGATAGAAATGTAAGAGGTAAAATTTACAAAGTTAACTTTATCTTAATTGACAATATTAGACAAATTAGTTTAGTAGAAGAAACTGATGCTACAGCACAAGTAAATGAAACAGTATTAATTAAAGGTGGCGACACATATAAAGGTAGACTGTTTTACTTTGATGGCACTAATTGGAAAGAGTCACAAAGAAAGATACAAGTAAACCAGCAACCATTATTTGATGTTTTTGACGAAAGCGATGATAGTTTTGGTACTTACAATGCAAGCACATTTAGTGGTACAGAATTATTTGCATATGCAAAAGGCACAGGTACAAATGATGCTGAATTAGGATTCCCATTATCATATAGAGCTATTGAAAACTTTGGCGATATACAATTTAAATTTCCATTAGTAAGTGACTCATTTGTTTATGAAGAAAATAATAGTAATATTACTGTAAATGTTGAAACTGGTTATGTAAGAAAGTATACTGACCTAACATCATACGTAAGTGAAAACGGTTGGATTAAAGCAAATAAGCCAAGTTCACAAGCAATAGTAAGACAGTATGTAGCAGATACTACTGTAAATGATTTTGCTGTAGATGTATTTGACCGTAGCGGTGACTTAAACGACCTAGTTGTTAAAGTTTATGTAAACAATACTTTTAAGAAAGAATCAACACATTACGATATTAACAGAATAAATGGTGTTGCTTATGTAACATTTAAAACTGATTTAGAAACAGATGATATTGTATTATTAAGATGCTTTAGTAAAGCAACAAAAACAGACAACGGTTATTACGAATTAGCATATAACTTAGAACGTAATCCTATGAATGAAAACATAGGAGATTTTACTATTGGTGAAGTTACAGATCATGTAAGCACAATAATTGAAAACACTTTTGATTATAACGGCAATAGATTTCCAGGCGTTAGTAATTTAAGAGATATTGGTAACCTAAGTCAATTTGGTACACGTTTTGTAAAACATACGGGACCTATTGCACTTGCAAGTTATCATCTTACAGATAAAAATGCAAATATTATAAAAGCACTAAAGTATGCTAGATTAGAATATGCAAAATACAAAAGATTATTTTTGCAAGTAGCAGATACTTTAGGGTATGATGGTCCAATTAAAGATCATGTAGATAAAATTATTGAAGAAATAAACAGTCAAAAAACTGACGGAATGCCGTTTTATTTCTCAGACATGATACCACATGGTGCATCTAAGCGTACATTACATATTGTAAAAGCAAGTGACGGCGTGTTTTATCCGCTTGCTAAAACATTTAGTTTATCAAATCTAAGTGAGAGAGGAGTTTTAGTATATCTTAACGATGTAGCTCTATGTCACGGTACAGATTACACATTTACAGCAGAAGGATTTGTAAACGTATCAGCAACACTTGCTGTTGATGACGAACTAGAAATTTACGAGTATGATACAACTGACGGTTGTTTTGTTCCTACTACACCAACTAAGTTAGGATTGTATCCTGCTTATAAGCCTGAACTGTATTTAGACACTACGCAAGAAACACCGCGTAACGTAATTCAAGGACATGACGGAAGTATTACTTTTGCGTATGGTGATTATCGTGATAATCTAATATTAGATTTTGAAAGAAGAATTTATAATAACCTAAAGCAAGCCTATAACACAGATGTTTTTGATGTACATGAATTTGCAGGCGGCAACTATAGAGATACAGGGTTTAGCAGGCAAGACGTTGATAGTGCAATGGTAAGTGATTTTGTACAATGGTCAATAATTGCAGGCGATCCAAATTATACAGCAAATACTTTTTGGAAAGACACAGATACATTTAGATACAACTATAAAAATATGTCATCCCCAACAGGTAAACCATTACCAGGATTTTGGAGAGGTGTATACAAAGATGCATACGACACTGATCGTCCTCATACTCATCCTTGGGAAATGCTTGGCTTTACTATTAAGCCTTCATGGTGGGAAGCAGAATATGGCCCAGCACCGTATACTAGAAATAATTTTGTACTTTGGGAAGACCTTGAAAAAGGTTTAATAAAAGTTCCGGGCAAGCCTGCAACAGTTGATAATAGATATAAACGCCCAGGCTTAACAAATCATATTCCTGCAGACGAAAATGGAAATTTATTAAGTCCGTTAGATAGTAACTATGCACAAAACTTTGTTGCTGTAAGAACAAGAGATTCATATGCATTTGGAGACCATACTCCTACTGAAAGTGCGTGGAGAAAAAGTAGTGAATATCCATTTGCACTAATTACAAGTTGGTTACTAAATCAACCAGCAAAAGTAATGGGCACTGGCTTTGACTTATCAAGAATGCTAAGAAATAAAACAGGCAATCTTGTTTATAGTCCATCTAATACAATTATTAGATTAAAAGATTTAGTATTTCCAAATACGTATACAGACAACCAACGTGTTATTACAAGTGGTCTTGTTAACTTTGTATACAACTACATAGTTAGTGATATAAACACTAGTTATAATGAGTATCAAGCAGAGCTAAAAACTTTAAAAAATCAATTAGCACTTAAAGTTGGCGGATTTACTGACAAGAGTAAATTTAAATTAATATTAGATAGTAGAACACCTTTAAATGAAGGCAATGTATTTGTACCAGAAGAAAACTATAAATTATTTTTAAACACATCTGTACCTGTAGAAATTGCAAATTACAGCGGTGTTGTAATTCAGAAAAATACAAATGGTTATGTTGTAAAAGGATACGATCAGGCTTCAGCTGCATTTAACTATTATGAACCTATACAAGCATCATCAGATCCTGTAATAAACATAGGCGGCATTTCAGAGTCATTTGTAAATTGGGATAGCGCAAAACAATATGTTAAAGGACAAAATGTTCGATATAATAGTTTTTATTATAGAGTAAACTCAAGCCATGTTAGTGGTCCAAGTTTTGACGATACTAAAATGTCTAAGTTAGCAGAGCTTCCACTTGTAGGCGGTAGATCAAATGTACTTAGAAGAAAGTTTACAAATCGTGTTAACACTATACCTTATGGAACATTGCTTACAAGTACACAAGAAGTTGTTGACTTTTTATTAGGATATGAAGCATACTTAAAAGCACAAGGTTTTAAGTTTGAATATTATAACAAAGATATAAGTGTTGTCGAAGATTGGACATTTAGTGTAAAAGAATTTATGTTCTGGACTACACAAAATTGGGCGGCTGGTAGTGTACTAACAATAAGTCCGGCCGCACAACAGTTTACATTCAACAGACAATATATGGTTGTAGATAATATCTTTGATAATTTTTATGATTATAGTTTGTTAAAAGCAGACGGTCAAAAATTACAAAGATCGTTTAGTAGCATTGCTAGAGATACCGAAAATGATTTTGGTCTAAGTGTTAGAAATACAGCAGATGGTATTTACAGCGTTAAACTACCATTGGTACAAAGAGAACATGTAATATTATTAGATAATAAAACTGTGTTTGGCGATGTTATATATGACCAAGAAGCAGGTTACAGACAAGAAAGAATTAAAGTTACTGGATACAGAAGTGATAACTGGTCCGGCGGACTAAACATACCAGGCTTTATATATGACGAAGCAGAAGTAAGAGACTGGCAACAATACAAAGATTATGGTATTGGCAAATTAGTTAAGCATAAAGAATTTTATTACGTTGCATTGTCTAACGTAACTGGAACAGAAGTGTTTATTGATTCACAATGGGAACGTTTAGAAAATCGTCCACAGGCACAATTAGTTCCTAACTTTGAATATAAAATTAATCAGTTTGCAGACTTTTATGACTTAGATACAGACAACTTTGATCTTGAACAACAAAAACATGCACAGCATTTAATTGGATATCAAAAACGTAAGTACTTAGAAAACATTATAAATGACGATGTAAGTCAGTATAAGTTTTATCAAGGAATGTTACAAGATAAAGGTACAAAAAATAGTTTAGTAAAACTGTTTGATGCTCTTGCAAGTGCTGATAAAGAAAGTTTAGAATTCTACGAAGAATGGGCAATTAGAGTTGGCCAGTACGGTGCTACTGATAATTTTGACGATGTTGAATTTTTAATTGACGAAAAACAAATTAAAACTAATCCACAGCCAATAGAGCTTGTAACTAATTTACCTGCTAATGATACCGACACTATTTATAAACTCACCCCAGCAGACGTATATAAAAGACCTCAAAACTACGATCATAAACCGTTTCCGACTGTTGTAGATTACAAACAATTTACTAAAGACGCTGGATTTGTGTTTGATGCAGATGCTGCATATAGAATTAATGATAAGGCAGATATACTTACAGCTAATATTAATGTAATTGGTGCTAAGGATTATGTTTGGGTAACAGGCGACGAACAGCCATGGGACGTTTTACAACATGTAACTACTGATATTAGAGTAACTAATATAACAGGGTTTGACGAAGGAGCTGACGCATTTGTTGGTGTAGACAATCCAGGCGGCACAATCGAATTTGACAGATCACACTCTTTTAAAAGAGGCGATATAATTGGCTTGCAAAATACATCAACACAGAATGATGGTTTTTACACTGTAGAAGTTGTAAAGCCTACTAGTGTAAATGTTCTTGCTGGTGCAAACAATAGTATCGAAGACCTAAGTGATATTAATGGTTACGTAAGTATTTTACGATCAGTAAATTTTGACACTATAAAAGACGCAAACATTGTATTAGAAGAAAAAATAGCTGAAGACCAAAAAGTTTGGATTAATGGATCAACTAAAAATGACTGGGTAGTTGCTATACAAGATAATGTATACAATGATAAGTCGCATTATAATAATCCTAGCGATTACGACATTACATCTGCATATGAGTTTGGCTCTGCTATATCATCTAATAAAGCAAACACTAGATTAGCACTTGGCGATCATAGTGCTAATAGTTTAAATGGTAATGTTTACACTTATCAAAGAGGATCAAATTTAAGAGAGTTATTATTTGAAGACACGTTAACCTTGGACACTAATACATATCCAGTGGCAGACGGACATCGCTTTGGAGCAGACATTGACATAAGTGCAGACGGCAAATATTTAATTATTGGGTCAAGTACAGCAAGCGAAGTTGCTTCTAATTACCAAAACGATTATAGTAAAACTATAGCGTATAATGAAAACGATATTGTTAAGTATAGCGAAAACTATTGGAAGGCTGTAAGAACAATTACTCCTGAAAGTAACAGTATTGCATTTAGTACTTTTGACAGTTATGCAAACTTTGAAAGATCAAGTGATAGTAGTTTACTAACACTAATTTTACAAGGTAGTCCATACTTACCAAACACACAAACAGATCACTTGTTAATTGCTGCACCTTTTGATCAATATAGAGGTTCTAAGCCACAGGACAAACTAGTTCTTAAGTGGAACAATTATACAAACTTTAATAGAAACATAGGTAATGCAAGTCCTGTAGAAGTATTCCCAGAAGGTATTAACGCACAGAATTCAGCAGCATCATATACAGAGCCAACATCAACATTTATAAATGGCGAACATGTTATTGTAGAAAAGATTGATGCTGTATTATTAGTAGAACCGTTTACTGATCCTCCAGTAGATGGCGACATAATAAATGCAGTTGGCGGCTCAGCAACAGTTTACAAAGCATTCCAAAGAGACTTTAAACTTGTACTTTACATAAAAGATACAAATGGTGTTTTTGGACCAACTGGAACTATTACAAATAATAACGGAACACCAATTGGCGATTATACACAACCAAACTATAACGGAACAACTGGTTCTGTAGGTGGCTGGTGGTATATTAACACAGGCACAACCTACTTAACTTCGGATGAATTTACAGAAACAAAAGATTTTGGCGTACCAGGTTACGGTCTAATATATCAAGATGTATTAGTTTACAATGAAAATACTCAAACATATGCAAGAACTATACCAAACTTTTATGCAAATGGATTAGATGATGTTGCAAGCACTATATTCCCAGATAGAGACGAACCAGTATTTGTTAGTGTTCTTTCTCATAGGGGTGCGGCATACGTAAATGTTGACGTTGACGGCGTACAAAATATTGTAGACAACAGATGGTTGATGAGAATTCCGTCAAACTTAGCTGGAGAAATTACAACCGCAGGTGATCAGTTTAGAGCATATATTAATGATCAAGCAGATTCTCCAGACTTTAATTTGTTAGGTATTGACCCCAGTTACATCAACGACAACTTACACACTGTTATAGATATGTGGGACGGTTATATTGACTTTACATTTACTAAAACACAGGGTGCTGATGTTGATATGTTATCAGATCCAGACGTTGACACTGGTGACTTCTTTGAACCTGCTTATGAAGGTAAAGTATTTTCAGATATAAACGGAAATATTATTAACATTAACGGAGCAGATGGCGACTTTATTAGAGATGAAATTACTGGCGCTAGAGGCCGCGTTGCATATTATATAAGACGTGCTGGAACCCAAGGTAGAGTATATCTTAAACTAGATCCTAACAATACTAGCAACTTTACTCAAGGTAACAGATTACTATTAGAAACATTAGAAGGACCATCGCAATTACCAAACCAACGTATTATGGGTCCAATTAACAAAATATCTCTTCCAGGAAATAATACAGGTAAAATTGCTGTTATGCAAAGGGGAACTAACTTTCCTGCACACCCAGAATCATATGGCGGCTTACAGCAGTTTAGAGATTTAAATGCATTTGCACACATTAATAAAGAGTTTTGGGTTTACAAAGAAAACTTAACAGAAGCTGGTGCAGACGCTGCGGCAAGCATACCTAGCACATCAAATAGTGACTGGCGTCTTGTTTATAATTTACCAGTAGATACCAGCGGTTCGCAAGTAAGCAAACCTGTAAATCAAGGTGTATACAGTATCTTTAATAGAGTAGGAACCACATGGACCAACAGAGGAACATGGACAATTCCGGAAAGTACTACAAACAGTAATGTTGGTAAACAAGTTGCTGTAACACAAGACGGCGAACTATACAGATTTTATGTAGGTTCAAAAGAGAACCTAACAGTTTTAAAGCATGGTACAGACAAGTACGGTAAAAAATATAATTATGCATTAGATATTAATCCTCATTATAGAGGACCATACTCAGCTGATGCATCATATAAAACAGATGAAATAGTTTTATATAACAATCAATTATATTCGGCACTTACATTTCTTAAAGGTGTTGTACCCACTGACACACTTAAATGGGCAACATTAAATAGTACAGTAAATTATCTTCCATCATTACCAAATGATGTAAACATTTACAATGATCCAGTGTTTAATGATTTAGGCGAAGGTGTATTAGACTTTACAAAAGAAATAAGTGTAAGCGAAAACGGTCAAGTGCTTGCAATAAGTGTAATTACTGATACAAGTGTTGACCCTGATAACAAAGTACTTGTTTATAGAATATTAGATGACAGATATGTTTTTGATCAAACTATTGTTGCACCTATATCAAACACTGGTTGGGGAAGTAGTATAAGCCTTAGCGAAGATGGTGACACTTTAATAGTTGCTGATCCTGAAAGTGATGTACAAGGCTACAACACAGGCAAAGTATATGTCTATGCAAAAGTAAATGGAGCGTTTGAATTACATCAAACATTATCAGGTACAGGAACACTTAGTGAAAAGTTTGGTACTAAGGTTAGCATTTCACAAGATATTATTGCTGTAACAAGCGGCAATGGCGACATTATTACTGAAACAATATTTGATAACGGTACTACGTCATTTGATGATACATTTACAACATACCCTGATAAAAGAATAGACAGTGGTAGCGTTAGGCTATATCAAAAAGTTAAAGACGCATATATACTTGCAGAAGAATTAGACTACGATGGCGATGATAATGTATTAGTTGCAAGTAGATTTGGCGAACAAGTTTTAATTAACAACAATCACATTTATGTAGGAGTTCCAGCAGATCCAAACTCGTATTATGATGAAGATATAAATCCTGGAAGTTTTGTTGACTATCAAGTTACACAAGATAAAAAACCATGGACATTATTAAGAACACCAAATGAAGTTGTTGACACACAAAAAATTAAATCAGCATTCTTGTACAACGTAAAAACAAATCAATTATCTACATACTTAGATTATATTGATCCTATACAAGGTAAAATTGCAGGACCAGCAGAACAAGAATTAACATTTAAATCAAATATTGATTTTGCACGTTACAATGTTACAACATTACCTGACTACTTTAGTGAAACTTCTAATTGGGAAGAACAACATGTTGGCAAACTATGGTGGGATTTATCTACAGCAAAATTCTTTAATGTATATCAAGAAGATATTACTAACCAGGCAAACAACTGGAGCAAGTTAATACCTAACTACTCAGCTGATGTTTATGAATGGGTGGAAAGTGATATTGTTCCAGCAGATTGGGATAACCAAGCAGACACAGCCGCAGGCTTTGCAAAAGGCATAAGTGGATTATCTAAATACGGCAATGATGCATACAGCCAAAAATTAGTTTACGATCCTGTATCACAAACATTTAGCGACAAATATTACTTTTGGGTTAAAAATAAAGTAACTGTTCCTGTTCAAGAAGCAAGAACAATTAGTGCATCTGAAGTTGCAAAATTAATTGCTAATCCAAGAGGACAAGGTTATAGTTTTGTAGCATTATTAAGTAATGATAGATTTGTTCTTTACAACTGTGAAAGTTTAATTAAAGACAAAGACATTGCTTTACATGTAAGTTACTATACACAAGATACACAAGAACAAAATAGACATTTTGAATATAGTCTGTTAACAGAAGGACTAGAAACAAGTGTACCTAAAGCAGACATAGAAAGAAAATGGATTGACAGTTTACTTGGTTACGATTCAAAAGGACGTATTGTTCCAGATCCTGAGTTAAGTGCAAAAGACAAATACGGTACATTAAATAGTCCAAGACAAAGTTGGTTTGTTAATAGACAAGAAGCATTTAAGCAAGTTGTTGAAAGAGCAAACTTAGCACTTCAAGAAACTATTATTGTAGATGACTTTAGTTTTAAAACTCTTAACAGTGAAGATGTCCAACCGTTTGTAACTGACAGAACATATGATTATAAAATTGATACATTAGATGAATTAAACTTTATTGGTATTAATAAAATTAAAACAGCAACACTACAAGCATCGGTGCATGGTGGTGTAGTAACTGATATTAGAATTACTGATACTGGTAGAGGATATAACGATCCTACATACGATAATACTACAAGTGTTGTAAGACACGGTCCAAGTTTTGAATTGTTTGGCAACGGTAGCGGATTAGACTTTAATTTAGAAATTAATAACCTAGGACAAGTTAGCAGAGTAAACATTATTAACGGTGGGTCTGGTTATGATGAAAATTTAATAATTGAGGTAAGACCACTCACAGTGTTAGTTGAAAACGATAGCACAGTTAACAACAAATGGGCTATTTACGAATGGAATAAATCATCAAGTCTTTGGGATAGAGTAAAGTCACAAAGTTACGATACAAAAGAATATTGGGATTATGTAGACTGGTATGCAACAGGTTATACACAATTTACAAGAATTGATCACAGAGTTGATGAAAGTTATCAGTTAGCATCAGCAAATGCTAAGATTGACCAAATTGTTAAGATTGATAATATAGGTAACGGCGGCTGGCTACTATTAAAACGTGTTGCAGATACTAATTCTTTAGACTATACAATTGATTATGAAACTATTGGTAGAGAAAACGGTACAATAGAAATTAGTAGTAAAATTTACAATGTGATAGAAAATACGGTCGGGTATGATTTACTAGGCTATGACAACAGATTCTTTGATACTGAACCAGTAACTGAAGGTAGACAAATATTAACAGCATTAAAGAACGATATATTTGTAGATAACTTGGCAATTAAATGGCAAGAACTATTCCTTGCAAGTGTTAGATATGTATTGTCAGAACAACAAAATGTTGACTGGGTATATAAAACAAGTTTTGTAAAAGCAAAACATAATGTAGGCGAACTAGAGCAAAAGATAAATTATCAAAATGATAATTTAAGTAGTTACAATGATTACATTAACGAAGTTAAACCTTATAAGACAAACATACGTGAATATCTAAGTTCTTATGAAAATGTAGACAATACTAACACTCAAACAAGTGATTTTGATGTTCCTCCGTATTACGATTATACACAAAACGGAATAAAAACTAAATCTGTAAAAATTAAAGATAACGAGTTGCTTGGAGCAGATGCGTTCTTTGATGAATATCCATACCAGTCATGGAAAGAAAATTATGGATATAAAGTTACAGCAATTAATATTTACGATAGCGGAAGCAAATATACATATCCACCAACAGTAACTATTGCAGGCGGCGGCGGCACTGGCGCAACAGCAAGAGCATATATTGGCGCAGGCAAAGTAGTTAACATTGAAGTTACTAATCCAGGAAGCGGATATACTAGTGCGCCAACTATAACTATTAGCGGATCACAAGCAGATGGTTCTACAACAGCAATAGCATCAGCACAAATTGGTAACAGTGTTGTTAGAAGTCTACAAGTTGGCATTAAGTTTGACAGAGTGTCCGGACAATACTTTATTACAACATTGCCTGAAACAGAAACATTTACAGGTACAGCAATAAACAATAAGTTTGATTTAAAATGGCCTATTAATTTAAAACGTAATAAAATAAAAGTTACAATTAATGGCACATTATTGTTACGTAGTGAATATGCATTTACTAACATAGATGATAAAACATATACATATGCTAGACAAAAAGGTCAAATACAGTTTAGTAACACTCCTGCATTAGGAAGTATTATCGTAGTTGAATACGAAAAAGATCCTGCAATATTAAATGCACAAGATAGAATTAATCACTTGTATAATCCTACAACAGGAATGCTTGGTAAAGATTTATCACAACTAATGGTTGGTGTTGACTACGGTGGTGTAGAAGTTAAGAGCTTTGGCTTTGAAGGTACATCAGGGTGGATGACCGACGAATATGGAACAGACACTTGGGACAGTTACGATAACACATTTGAAGATGAAATATTCTTTGCAGATGGTACAACTGTTGCTATTGAACTTTCTAAACCTTTAGAAGACGGTGTTGAGTATAATGTTTACTTAAAACGCTCTAGTGAAACGAAGGCAATTAGAATTGATGATCCTAACTATGGTAATAATCCTACTAATACATTAGCAATGATGCAAACACTAACAGGTGACGGTGTAACACAAATAATAAACTTAGCAGAAAATGATATTGAAGTTGCAGATGGTGATATTGTTACTATTAGAAAAACAACTTCAGATGGTAGTTTTAAACCAGACGGTGATAGTTACGATACAATACTTGAAGGCGGCGCCCTAACTTATGGTTATGCTGGTGGTATTAACGCAGACGACATTATCTTAGACGGAGATTTATTTGTTACTCCGTTAACAACAGGCGGTCCAGAAGAATTAGTTAATGGTCAAGTTATGGACTCTGTTAATATAACAGTTTATGAAAGAAACGGTGAAGGTCAGGGACAAATATATAATCAAAATTACTTAACTGATGGCACAACTACAACTTATCCACTAGGGTTAGCACCACACAGTAACGATGCTGTAATTGTTAAACTAGGTAATACAATAGTTGATAAAGCACAGTACACATTAGATTACACAGCCCTTACAGTAATATTTAACAATGCACCTACAACAGACCAAGTACTAACAATACTTACAGTTGGAATAAACGGAGAAAATATAATTGATCTTGGAGTATTGTTTACAGTAGAAGGACAAAGTTCGTATGTAACAAATGTTTTATGGAGCGATAGTTATGCAGTTTATCTTAGAAAAGATGGACAAGAGCCAGACGGACCTGAATTGATTGCTAAGAAAAGTGATACAGGCTTTATTGAATTTGTGTTTAGTCCAGTACCGCCCCCAGAAGGCACAAGATTAGATTATGAAATTTACTCTAATAATACACAAATTAATTATAGTAAAATACAAAAAGACAATATTATTGCTGACGGCTCAAGTGTTACATATAACTTATCAACTAGTGCAATATACGAAACACCTGCAGAGTTCTTTAGCATTGTAGAAGTTAATGGTGCTATTAAAAAGCCAGGTTACTCAAAAGTATTCCATATTACAGATGCAACACGAAGAGAATATACTTTAGAAACATTCCAAGTACAAGAGTCAACTCTAAGTGCTGCTGATACTGAAGTATATCTTAATGGTAAATTATTAAACCAGCAAGATAGTTATAGTGTTAACATTGGTCAAAGTAGTATTACAATAGGAAGTAATATTTTGTCACAAGGTGATATACTAAGTGTTTACTTTAGAAATGGTGATTATCGTGTTATTGGTAATCAAGTTACATTTACGGATTTACCAGCAGAAGACGATACTATAAATGTTTACACATTTAGTAATCATGATATATTAGATATTAACCGTATAAGTTATGATGTTATTAATAGAAGTGCATTAACGCCTGGATCAGATAACTATTCAGCGTACCATCAATTAACAGGTGGTAGAGTATTATTAAATCAACCAGCCAGCGGTGTTGAATATGTTTGGATATTTAAAAACGGTTCCATGTTATCACCAAGTGTAGATTATAAGTTACAGAGTAACATGAGAATAATTGAGCTTGTTAATGAACCTGCCGAAAATGATACAATAGATATTATACACTTTACAGCACCAATTAGTACACCAACTATTGCATGGCAACAGTTTAAAGATATTCTTAATAGAACACACTATAAACGTGTTGACAATAACGATGGTGTAAAACTAGCACAAGATTTAGCATTTAATGATCTTAGAATTGTTGTTGTTGAAGGAGCAGATAGATTACCGAGACCAGATAAGCGTTCTAATAAACCAGGCATTATTTGGATTGGCGGCGAACGTATTGAGTACTTTGCAAAAACAGGCAATGACTTAAGACAGTTACGTAGAGGCACATTAGGAACAGGTATTGCATCAATACACAGTGCAGGATCTAGAGTTTACGGTGCAGGAGTAGAGAAGAATATTCCATATACTGATCAAACTATAGTTTGGTCGCCAGTTGATGCTGTAACCGAAGGACAAACGGAATTCACACTTGATTTTACACCTAACAGTGTAAATGAGTTTGAAGTGTTTGCTGCAGGAAAGAGGTTAAATAAGGCTGCTATAGCTACATTTGATCCCGTACTTGCAATTGATTCACCTGAAGGTGACGTAAATACACCAGCAGAGTTCACTGTAAATGGCAATACATTAACACTAACAAGTCCAATGAAAGCAGATCAAAAGTTAGTTGTTATTAGAAAAGTAGGTAAATTGTGGACAGACCCGGGCACTCCATTAAAAGATGCTCAAAACGACATTGGTAGTTTCTTACGTGGAGCAAGAAGTGAATTACCCGAATAAATATACTAGTAGGAATAGAAAATGACAAACACAATTAATGAACAAAACGGTGTATTTGTACAGGGGCACATTAAAATAAGTGACCCTAGCAGCGGCGAAGTCTTTGTTAACAAAAAGAACGCCATACACTATGAAAATATGAGTATTGCTCTTGCAGAATCTTTAGGTAATGCAGGACAAGGGCCTATTGCTGTAATGAGCTTCGGCAACGGCGGTACAAATATAGACACAACAGGAGTAATAACATATCTTACTCCAAACTCAACAGGAACAAACGCAGGTTTGTACAATCAAACGTTTACAAAGATAGTTGACGATAGAAATACAGATAATTTAGATCCTACTAGAAACAAGATTGAAACTAGACACGTAAATGGTACAAATTATACTGATATTGTTATTACATGTTTACTAGATTATGGCGAACCAAATGGCCAAGATGCATTTGATACAGCATCTGATACAGATAACAGTTTTGTATTTGACGAATTAGGGTTAAGAAGTGCTAGTGCAGACGGCATTATAGGCAACGGTAGGTTATTAACACATGTTATTTTCCACCCTGTACAAAAATCACTAAACAGATTGATCCAAGTAGACTATACGGTTCGAGTACAAAGCCTTAGCGGAGGTAACAGCTAATGGCATATCAAATCCAATTTACAGATTTTACAAATAAAGGATCTATTGTTGTAGAAGACAGAGAAATAAACAATACTGATACTAGTTTATCTCTACCTGGCAGAAACAGCACAGCATACGGCGAGGCGATTGCAAGCAACTTTTTGCATATTATAGAAAACTTTGCAAATAACAATCCGCCTGCTAATCCTGTTGAAGGACAAACATGGTATGATACAACAGTTGGCGTCGATGCACTTAAAGTATATGACGGAACAAATTGGATTGAATCAGGAGGCATCAAAAAAGGTGCCGCACAACCAGAAGTTGGTAATAGTGTAATAGGTGACCTTTGGGTAGATACTAGTAACCAGCAACTATATTTAAA